TATATGCGAATGGTCTATAGGTTAATTGGAGAAGACCTTCGTAATTTTCAAGATGACGTAGCGTTAATGACGTATGGGGATGACAATATCATGTCCTCTCTTTTGGACAAGTTCAATCATACCGCCATCCAGAGAGAATTAGGCCGGTTTGGGATTGAGTATACAATGGCTGATAAGGAGGCTGTAAGTGTGCCTTTCATCCATGTATCAGAAACCCAATTTCTAAAAAGAGCCTTCAGAAAAGATGACGATATTGGACATATAGTGGGACCATTGGATTGGGAGTCCATTGAGAAGATGTTGTGTATTGGTGTTCGCTCCAAAAACGTTTCGGAGCAAATTCAGTATGCTGATGTGTTGCGTTCTGCGCAACAGGAGATTTTCTTCCACGGAAAGGCCAAGTTCGAGAAATATACATTGCTCTTTGAGCAGTGCATACACGAACTTGGTTTGAGGATGTTCTTTGAGGAGCAACCTCTTAGCACGTGGGAGGAGTTGTTGGAACGTTACAGAAAGGTGTCTGCACGTTCCATACCCCCAGTTAATCACACTGGTACGCTGGTGTGCGGTCCGGCAGGGTCGAAACCAAAATGCGACTAATATCCTGATCACTCCATGATTGCAATGACCATAGCATGAAGGAGAAGCGGGGTGTTAGGTGTGCTCCATGGGCGATCCCCAAAACACAAGTGATATAGGAGCAATCACAAAACTGGTCAACTTGCCACATGTATAGGTTTAAATGTGGCTCGCAAAAATAACCTGCAACATCACAATTAGAAAGCACTGATTCAGTGCCCGAAGTGCCAGCGGTTACTGCACCGGCAGCAATGTCCGAAACATTGCAACAGATGGCGTTTGCTGATGGCGACCCGGGATATGAGGTAGATATGGACACTGTATCCGATCCAACCTTTAATCACGGTGGTATGCAATCGCTGTCCCTGGGTGATTTCCTGAAGCGCCCAGTTCTAATAGATGACTTCACGTGGGTGGAGGGTAGTCAATTAGCGCACAACGTCAATCCATGGACAGCGTTTCTCACGCATCCTAGTATAAAAAATAAATTGGAGCATTATGGTTTAATGCGCATGAATTTGCGTGTCAAATTCATAATTAGTGCTTCTCCCTTTTACTATGGATGTGCGATGATAACGTATAACCCAAAGCCCAGTTTACACATTGGGCCGTCGGTTGTCATTGGTGGCGACGAGCAGTTGGTTACTTATTCACAGAGGCCTCGTTTGCTTTTGAATGTGTCAGAATCACAAGGTGGTGAGATGTCCTTGCCCTATTTTAACAACGTCAATTGGCTAGAAAATCAAGCCACTTTGTTTGATGATATGGGGCAATTGCGTTATGACTCATTTGGCAACTTGGAGAATGCGAACTCCGTCGCTGGAGCCTCAGTAAACATTCGGGCTTATGCTTGGGCCGAGAACCCTGTTCTGTCTGGCCCAACCATCAGACCCCAGGGTAAGAAGCGTATGTCGAAGGTTAAGATGAATAGTGTTAAAGATAAGATTACTGCTTTTGGTTTACAGTCTGATGAATATGGCACTGGACCCGTGTCCGGTGTTGCATCAGCTGTCGCTAAAGCGGGAAATGCGCTAACATCTGTACCCATTATTGGACCCTTCGCACGTGCCACAGAGATTGGAGCCGGGGCTGTATCGAGAGTAGCAGCCTGGTTCGGCTACACCAACGTGCCCGTGATCAATAATCAGGAACCTGTGCATAATGCTCCTTGGCGAGGAACTGCTTCTGCGGAGATCGGAGCACCGATCGAGAAGCTTACATTTGATCCAAAGCAGGAGTTAACTATCGATTCCCGTACAGCGGGTCTAGATGGCACAGATGAAATGTCATTCCAATCTTTTGTGACTAGGGAGTCGTATATAGACTATTTTGACTGGACAGATACCGAAACTTCAAATGATATCTTGTGGGCTACTCAGGTAGAGCCCCAAACTTATAAAGTTGATTCATTTAGGATCTGGCCAACCCCAATGTCACACTTAGCATCGTGCTTTGAGAATTGGACTGGCGACATAATCTATCGCTTCGTTGTTGTCGCAACGAAGTATCATAGAGGGCGATTGAAGGTGTCGTGGGATCCCTTTGTGGATCTAGTTTCCACCCCTGACAATGAGACTGCGAATATTACGAAAATTATTGATATTCAAGATACAACTGAATTTGAAATTCGTGTCCCATATATGCAGGCTCGTGCGTGGCAGGAGGTGTATAACTATGATGATCTTGGGCCTAGAGAAGTCTTCGGACCAACTGGGTCAGTGCCAAGACCAGGATATCAGAACGGTACTCTCACAATTAGGGTTGCAAATGAAATGACATCGCCCGTTGTCAATGCTCCCGTCCGTATTGTAGTGTTTATACGGGGGGCAGACAATCTAACATTCAACAACCCGAAAGAGTATCCCTCGTGGCAGTGGGTAGCACAAGGTGACACCAAGATGGTAAATTTTAAACCGATTGGTGATACAGCCATGATGCTCACTGAAGCTGATGAAGAAGAAGATCAGCTAACTCTTGTTCATTTTGGTGAACAAATTAGTTCTATTAGAACTATGCTTCACAGGAGCGTTCTATCCATGGTGCGTATTGCGCCTAGTGGGGGATCGAGCGCTTATGAAGTCTTTAACCCAACCATGAACATGAGACCACCCCCAATAGGGACTCAGAGCTACAGCAACAATTTGAACACAACCACTACAGGATCTGCCGCAGCGGTCAACTATGTTGGCCAGCATGGCATCAATTGGTTTGTTCCTTGTTTTGCCGGTTGGCGTGGTGGAGTAAATTGGCACGTTTCCGTTAACACACGAGGTGTTGACGTGTCAAATACATATTACACCCGATCTCCATACACCGGAGCAACAGCCGGCGCATATGCCAATCAATTTGCTGTGGCGCCAGGAACTTACGTCAACGAGGTGGCGGCCCAGTATACAAAATATCATGATACTGCAGCTGGTGCATTAATTACGCACACTCGAACAAACCAGGGACATTCAGTCCAGGTTCCTTTCATGTCACCATATAGGTTTCACAGTACCAAACCCTCCGAAGTTATCGTTGGGGCTGGTAATGATACCCCGTACCAAAAGTACGAGGCATGGAAGATGTTCAGTCCATATAACTCTTTGGCGCAGACCACAGTCGCTACAGATTCATCAAGGCAACAGTGGTGGTCCTTTTATGCGGCCACAGCACCTGATTTTAATGTTTTCTTCTTCACAGGTATTCCCACTTTAGTAGCCTTTAGCGACTATAATTAAATCGTACGGAGTCAGCGTACGTCACAGTCTTGTACTGTGGTCACCCAATATCCCTTCGGGGGGTTGGAACTGCCAGTTTGAGAAAGTCTTTTGACTTAGCAACGTTTTGTAACCTCAGATTGGCGTCTGGGGTGAAATTTTTCGTCTTATATTTAGCGAGGAACTGGCAAGTTTTAATTATTCGGTGATACAGCTC